TTAAATGTCATTAAATATCCATCAATCTATAAAAGAAAAATTAAATTACTTTCATGAAATACACAAAATTCCAAATATCATATTTCATGGACCGTCTGGAAGTGGAAAACGTTCCCTTGTAAATGAATTCATAAATAAAATTTATGACAATGACAGAGAGAAAATAAAGTCATTTGTTATGTATGTAAATTGTTCACATGGTAAAGGTATTAAATTTATTAGAGAAGAATTAAAATTTTTTGCAAAAACACATATTAACTCAAATGGTGGGAATACTTTTAAAAGTATTATACTATTAAATGCAGATAAATTAACTATGGATGCACAGTCTGCACTTAGAAGATGTATTGAGTTATTTAGTCATAATACACGTTTTTTTATTGTAGCTGAAGATAAATATAATTTGATGAAGCCAATTTTATCAAGATTTTGTGAGATATATGTTCCTGAACCAGTTCTTAATGGTCAAATAATTAATTTGTATAGATACAATTTAAATGAAGTATTTAAAATAAAAGAAATAAAAATTCAAAAAAATTTGGCATTGACAAAAGAATTATCAAAAATTAATAAAAATATAACATTAGAAGATTTAATGAACTTATGTACAAAATTATATGAAAAAGGTTATAGCGCTTTAGATGTATTGTCATTGTTAGAAAATCCATATTTTTTGAAGGCAAATATATCAGAAGAAAAACGATACGAACTGCTGATTTGTTTTAATCGTGTTAGGAGAGAATTTAGAAATGAAAAATTATTGTTTTTGTTTATTTTAAATTATATTTTTTTAAGTTCAGAATTATGTTTAGAAAATATAAGTTTTATGTAAATGGACGATTTCAATGTTAGTGCGCTTCACGAGTCTAAAAATGAATGGGGGTCCAGATTGGTTACCTTATTAACACCTTTAGTTATAGATGGGTATAAATCTATTCTTGAAGAATCGGTTAAACTTTGCAAAGATAATAATGAAATGGATAAATATCTTATGACATTTCAAAATTTAATCTCTCGAATTCCGAAATGGAATCAACAAATTGTTGAGAATGAAAAAAAAAGAATTTGTGAAAAATCAGGATGCAATTATTTAGAAGATTTAGTAACATGTGTTCATATTATTCAGCTTAAAATTTTAACTGCAATGCGCGTCGGACAAAAACAAAAAAAGATTGACATCAATATACCTAAATTGGATGATTTTATCCATAAAGTATACATTAATGTAGCTAGAAAAGTATATAAAAATGTGTATTTGTTTGAATTAAATATCCAACCATTACAAGTTCAAAAGAATTATAGAGAGTTGGAAATTATTGTTCAAGAATGTATTTTAAATACTTTGAGAGAAAGCATTCCAGTTGAAGCTATTTTAAAGGCTTATATGGATGAATCTGTTGAAGAAGATGTTATTGAAGAGGTAAAGGAGGAAATAACACATGAGCCAATAAAATCACCAGCTAATTCTCAAGTTGTGGCTGAAGGTATTCCTGCACAACCAGTACAAAAAGGTATAAGTTTTAATGATATAGATTATGTACAAACTGACAATGGAATATCTCAAATACCTGCTCCAAAAAATATCGAACGTTTAGAAGAGATTAGTACGATGAGATATGAACAAAGAAAACGCGAACAAGAAGAAGACGATGACAACGTTAAATTACATATTTCCGACCAACCATTTAGTTTGGATAATTTAGATGTGCATAATATTGAGGAGCCAAAGTTGGACTTATTGCCAGATTTATTGATTGATGAAATTGAGGTTTTAGAATAAAATGCGTAAAATATATTCTAAGAATGTTCTTATATATTTTAAATTAATGGCAAGTATATTTGTAGTAGCAGGTGTGATTGCGGTCACATTTTTCTTGGCAAAATTCTTAGAAATGAGATATATTGAAAAAGAAAGTAAGCCATTAAAATTACTGATTAGAGATGCTCTGATAGTTTATTTTAGTGTGATAGTAGCTAATTTTGTTATGGAACAATTGAATACGGTAATGGAAAGCAGTGGTGGAGGTAAAAAAGTAACGCCAGTTTTTACAGACAATCCTACGTTTTAAAATAATATATTGATTAATATTAAATGACAGGATATTTATTATTAATATTACTAACGCATTTTGTTAGTGCGTTAAATCTTAGGTCGTCGACTTGTTTTTGCACCACAGTTCCTTGTCCCATATCAGGAACAAACTATCTAACAATTGGTGGTGGTGGAACTGGGTATTATGATTATTCTCTCCATAATAATATACCAGTTGTAACATCAGCACGCGTTCGTATTGCAATTAATAATATGGATAAGGGAACTGATACTACAACATGTACACAAAACTATGCTCGTTCTTTAGATGATGATGGGGTTCAAGATTGCGATGCAGGCCACATATTAGCTAACAGATTAGGTGGTCCAGGTAATCAACCAATTAACATATTCCCACAGGATTCCAGTATTAATCGTGGTGCTTATGCCCAATTTGAAGACGGTATTTATACGTGTATTACTTCTAAGGGAACTGAATATGCGGACTTATCGTGGTCATTTTCATATGCATCAACAACAAAAACGAAACCAAATAGTATAAAATATGATGTTAAATATACAGGTGGTTCGTGTACATCATCAAGTAAAACATTTACAAATTAACGCCCAGACCAGACTTTAACTACAGGTGCTGGTATAGTGCCTTTTTTTAAGCTGACCATATATTCATCATAACTATAACCCCAAGTTTGATATTTCATAATGTCACCAAATAAGGATTTCTGGCGTATTATATTTTGATATTCTGTGAAAAATATGCAACCAAATATTCTCTCTAGACAGCATCTATCAATTCTACAATGAACTGCTGATAATAATTGTGTTATACCATATTTCTTTTCTATTCTTTCTAAAAAATCCAAATTTATATAAGACTGAACACCAAAGCAACCATACCATTTATCGTGAGGCATACTCATAATAGAATCATTTGACAGTTTGCTATCAAGAGCTTGATAGTTTTTCAAATGTCTCATTATTCTTTTTCTATTTTCAACATCCTCTTTATCTGGATAAAAGAACCATAAAGGTAATACACTCATACCATTTAATTTCTCAAATGATATTCGCTTATGGAAAAATACACTATCATGAATTATTACAGCATTTTTAAAAAACTTATGTTTTAAGAAATAATAGTATGGAAGTAGCTCACCTCTTCCTTGAAACTCAGATTGAATTATTTCTATATTTTTGTATTCAAATTCGGCCTTTACATAATCATAATTACTATTATCATCTATAATTACAATTTTTCTATAAGGATATAGAGTTCTTAATAGTTTTACACAGTGATTCCAATAATTATTTGTTTTAGCAGAGTTTACATGCCTAGTTATAATAAATCCATATAAATTACTCATAATATATATAAATATTATCTATTATGAATTAACTACCAAAAATTTAATTTTAAATATGTGAAGGAATTTTATCAATATCAATTACTTCATCTATATTCTTAATATCTCCGCTATTAAATTTTGAAAATGCATCAAATTCGGCACGCTCTAATTGTGCTTGCGGGGTATGATAATGAACACATCTAGCTATCATTTTATATAACTTAAATTCAGGATATCTCTCTACACCATTATTCTTATAAAGCATATTAATACCTTTATCATCTAGACACCATTCAAATACAAGACGTTTAATCGGATCCGTTATTTTACTCAAATCTTTCATCTCTTCAAAATCATCTATAATATAATCAAAAATAGAACAAGCTAAACGACATAAATCAAAACTGGGGTTTGGTTCTAATCTAGGCTTCTTCTCATTAAAGTATGGTTCAGTATTATATTGAGTAGCGGCATCACCTCCAGTTTGAAAACTATCACTACAGAACAATTTACCATCAAATTTAAAAATGCTTCGACCAAAATCAATTATTTTAAATAAACGACCAAATGTTGGAACTTTATAGTACTTTTTTCTATAGCAATAATACAAAAATTTCTTATCTGTATGATTATACATTACATTATTTGTATGCAAATCATTATGAGTGAAATTAAAAGCCTTTTGATATGTAATTAAAATCATAATTATCTGCATAAATGCTGATAACCATTCTTCTGTATTTAATTCATTATTTAAAATCAAATCATCAAATGTATTTTCACAGTACTCCATAGCAATAACTTGAACAGGAAATCTTGGAATTGTTACTTCTATTCTCTCCTCCTCAAACTCATCATCATCTTTATCACTATCATCTGTCCAATCACTTTCATTATCATCATTACTATTTTTTTCATCTAATTTCTCTGAACCTGAATCAAATACTTCTGGTTCATCGCAATTTTCACATTCTTCTATGTCTTCATCATTTGTATAAGATGAACGAGAGGAACATGTTGAACTCGATTTAAGAGTTACTTGATGGTCTGTTATGACATTCGCATTTGTTAAGTCAACCAAATCAATTGCCATTTCTTTCAAATCATTTAACCCGAGAGTTTCTGTGTTTGAATTATCATCAAAAATATCTTCAAATAACTCGTTATTTACAGAACTTAAAGATTTTAAGCTTATATTATTACCAATTGTTATAGGTTTTAATTTTGCAGAGTCTTGTTGAAATAAATGGTCATAGTCATCTATTTTAAACAGTTTATTTTTATTCTTATTAAAAAAGTCTGAGTTATTTAAGTAATCAATATCATCAAAAACATTTAATTTAAAATCATTTTTAATTGCCAAAAATGAACCATAGTAATCAACACCATTAATAAATTTATAATTATGACGTAACAGACTTGATAAAAATAAAAACATACCATCTACATATCCGGCATTATTGCAATCAATAAATTTAGCATTACAATCTTCCGTCGATGAACCAAACTTTGGAAGATTAAATAGTTTTGGATTAGATATATCATATTTACCAATCATATATTTGTATGGGTCTAAAAGTGGTGCCATTTTAAAAAAAACTTCTTTATCTTTTACCTTATTAGTTTCTATATTTTTTATTCTGCAATTAAATAAATTGTGATTTACATCTTCTTCATTATCTTGCGAAGATCCTTTTGGCTCAATATTTGATATATACCATTTATTATTGAGATTGATGCTATTATAATTTGTATCATTTAAATTAAAAAATCTTGTGTAAATTGGTATATAGTTTTGAGTTTTAGAGAGAAAAAGTGTGTCAGGTTCTTCAAAACGTTTGAATAATTCGGTATTCTTCCTCTTTTGATAATTAATGCTTATCATCTTTAGCTATTTAAAATATAAATTAAATGTGTTTTTAACTAATTATTGAGAGAATAGATTTAATCTCTCTAAAGAGTTCTTAATATTAAAATTATTTAGCGTTTAAAATATAATTAATTTTCTTTTTTAAATAATATAATATGACTCTTGAACTAAAAAAATTCGACATGAAAAGTATTCAGTTTAAGCCTAATGAAAATAAAGGTCCTGTTGTAGTTTTGATTGGTAAGCGTGACACCGGTAAGTCGTTTTTGGTTCGTGATTTATTATGGTACCAACAAGACATTCCGATTGGAACTGTTATATCTGGGACAGAAGAAGGCAACGGATTTTACGGCAAAATGGTGCCGAGATTATTTATTCATAATGAATACAACTCTGCTATTATTGAGAATATTTTGAAACGTCAACGCACTGTATTAAAGCAAGTTAAGAAGGAAATGGAGACGTATAAACGCACTACCATAGACCCACGTGCATTTGTCATTCTTGATGACTGTTTATATGACAATACATGGTCTCGCGATAAGCTTATGCGTTTACTTTTTATGAACGGCAGACATTGGAAGGTTATGTTGGTTATTACTATGCAATATCCTCTTGGTATACCTCCAACTCTTAGAACAAATATAGATTATGTTTTCATTCTTAGAGAGAATTATATCGCAAACAGAAAAAGAATTTATGAGAATTACGCGGGTATGTTTCCAACATTTGAGGCATTTTGTCAGGTTATGGACCAATGCACTGAGAATTACGAATGTCTAGTTATCAATAATAACTCCAAATCGAATAAATTGAATGACCAAGTTTTCTATTATAAAGCCGATAACCACAATGATTTCAAATTAGGCTCAAAAGAATTTTGGGAATTATCTAAGGGAATGCCTGAAGAAGACCAAGAAGAACAATATGACCCAAGTAAAACTAAGAAAAGAGGTGGCGGTCCTCGTATTAGTGTTAAAAAAGTTACTAAATGGTAAATCATTTTTAAAATTATTATTTAAACATTATTTAAATTAAATAATAATAATGAAAATTGGTGTTGCAGTACCTTGCTATTATGGACATATTGGTCATTTAACTAATTTACTTGACTCAATAGAAAATCAAAGTTGTAAACCAGATAAAGTGGTTGTTAGTTGTTCATCTACAAAAGAATTATTTGAAACAAAAAAATATAGTTTTCTGCTTGAAATAATTATTACTGAAGAACATAAAAACGCAGCTCAAAATCGTAATATAGCGGCTTCTAGATTAAATGATATGGATTATATTACTTTTATTGACGCTGATGATATTATGCATCCTCAAAGAATTGAAATATTACTAAAAACTTTTCAAGAAACTGATTGTGATATAATTCTTCATAATTTTTTAATGAATGATTCAAATTTTAATCATATTGATAATATTGATATAAGAATAAAT